CTATGCGTGAGGGCTGGCCAGAGGGTTTAATCTGACAGCATCGTCAAGGTGATCGGGGGCAAAATGTGCGTACCTCATGGTCATCACGATGGAGCTGTGACCGAGCACGCGTTGTAGGACAAGGATATTACCACCGTTCATCATGAAATGGCTCGCAAACGTATGCCGCAGAACGTGAGAAAGTTGCCCTTCGGGCAGTTTTACCCCTGAATTGTCGGCGGCGTATTCGAATGCGTCATAGCATGGGGGGAACAACCTGCCCTCATAGAGGCCCCGCTTGGGGATGAGTTCATAGAGCTCTGGCGAGATAGGAACCGAGCGATTGCGCTTGCTCTTGGTCTGTGTGAACGTCAGCCGGTATTTGCTCACCTGGGTGCGGGTCAGCCCCTGTACCTCAGACCAGCGGGCGCCGGTAGCCAGACAGAGCTTGACCACAGTGGTCAGGGCCGGAACGCGGGACTTGGCACAGCTGGCCAGCAGCAGATCGATCTCGGCTGCGGTCAGGAACGACATTTCATTCTCTTGGGTCTTCACCTTGCGCAGCCCGGTCAGCGGGTGGGGGTTGACCCACTCACCCAACCGGATCAGCTCACCAAACACCGCATTGAGCAGCCGCTGCTCATCGTTGATCGTCTTTGGCCCTGCCGCCCTGTCTCTGCATCGCCCGGGAAAGATGATGGCACCAGTGAGCCGCCCCTCGCGGTAGGCAGCAAAATGACTCTTTGTGAAATCGGCGGCGTAGGGGTCACCCATCGCACCGGCCATCAGGTCGAGCTTGCGCCTGACCTGATCCCCCGCGACCAGCGTCTGGCCGTGCAGGCGGTGCCACTGCTCGATGATGTCGGAGAGGCGCCGCTTGTCTTCGGTCACCTTGTTGGCCGTCAGCCAGGGGTTACTGTTGCTCTCTTCGAGCAGCCATTTTTCCCACACCTGCGCCTCGCCCTTTGTGGCGAACCGCTTGCGCTTGCGGGGGCCGTCGCGGCCTTGGGGATAGACTTCGGCAAGCCAAGGGCGCGGCTTGCCGTCATCGAGTTTGCGGACTGTCATAGCCTAGCCTGTTATCTCTTGCTCTTGGCGGCAGAGACCCAATCTTTTACCGGGACAACTTCACCAGAGCTGAGTAGCGTGACATCAAGAATGACCGATTCTGTTTTGAACGTTCTCAGAGCCTTCCGTTCGTGGCACCAGCCTTTTATGTGCGTATTGGTAACCTGACTGACGCTAACTTCACGCTGAGAGAAATCACCCTTGCTATCGATGTAGGAAAATGCGATTTCCATCAGGTCAGCGCGTGAGTAATGGCTAAGGTCAGTATTTGATGGGGTGTTGCCTTTTTTGGAAAAAACAGAACCGGATGGATTACTTGGCCTATTTGAATTGATAGTTTTATTGTTTTTGGCACTCTCTTTTTTGTTTACGAAATAACCGATTACAAAAAGAGCAACAAAAACCCAAAACAAGATTTCCATTTCAACTCCAAAATTATTTTGAATAAGGGCGCATAAATAAAGCGCCCATTATCACTACTGCATGAAGCAATCATCGCTCATGGGGGTCTTGGCGATATCTCCACGACCAGTACAAATGAGCACTACAGTCATGCCCTTTTTAAGGCGTGCCAGCTGATCGGTCGCGTCTTTATCAAATTGGAATTGAGGCTCTTGGAACATATTTGTTCCCTTCAACGTGATATAGGGGTCGCCCATGATATCCGTGCTGATCTCTGTCACTGTGCCCTTAACCTTGAACTGCTTCCCCTTAAATTTCTGATCAGCAGCAACGGTATTTTCATCATAAGCAGCAGACAGCGCTTGTGATGTAATGACTGGCAGCGCATCTATGGCTTGCTGGCGAGCAACGGCATCATCCTGTTGGGTCTGCTGTGATGGTTGAGAGGTGCTAGCTGATTGCTCTGTAGATGATGGTGTTTCAGTCTCACCAGCAAAAATCATAACAACACAAAGCACTAACCAGCCGAAGGAAATAACTCTGGATTGTTTGCTATGCCCATTACGCAAAGTGAACCACGCAAAGAGTAATGGGAAAAATGCAATTCCAACTAACAGCAGAAAACCGATTTTTCTTGAAGGCACATCATTGGGAACTGAGTTGTGCACAGGAGTGGATATCGTGTTTGGCCTGCCACAATTAGGGCAAGTTGGGGCTGCATCAGACATTTCCTTGTTGCAATCTGGACATTGAATAAGCGGCATTACTTTCTCCTTTCGTTTGTTTAAAACTTCTTCCCTACCCGAACGACTCGCCCAACGATATGAACTTCTTGGCGCTGTTCTTTTGTGACCACCTGTTCACCATAAACAGGGTTGTCAGAAATAATTTTGAGGCCGCCAAACGGGTCGAACTGCAGACGCTTAACGAGCAGGCTTTCACCTATGCGCAAAACATAAATGCCATCCCGCAATGATTCACCGTTGCAAAGACTGATCAGGATCTTCTCGTTGTTGCTGATGGTCGGCTCCATCGAGTCACCCTTAGCCCGGATGATTGCCAGTCGCTCAGGCTTGAGTCCGTCACCTTTCAATTCATCTGTTCTGAACGGCTCGGGAGGGAGCTTCAACTCATCGGCAATAACGGAGCCGTGACCAGCTGATGCGAATACGTGGTAGCTATCAACAAGGGTGATCTCTTCTGCGTTGGCGCTGTACGACGCCTGAGCGTCTTTCAGTGAAATGTTGTCATGACTATGAACACCTGCATCAGTAGTGGCGATTTTGCTGATGGGGGATGTTGCCAGCTGCTCGGGTACATCACCTATGCCCATGCATAACCAGACGAAGAGCGCCGGGTCATGACCAGCGATTTGGGACACCAATGCTACGGAAGGCATAGTCTCACCGAGGCAATACTTCCTGACAACGGCATCACTAACACCCACCCTGCGCCCGAAAGAACTGTAGGTTTCTCTTCCTACTAGCTGTTTCATTCGGCTAGAAAACGCTTCCAGGTCGAAGGCCGTGCCGTTAAGAATCTTCATGGAATTACACCCCTGATCACAAGTTCACACTTTTAAGTTGCGCACCTCTGCGTCATTGGATATTCTTACTTTAAATCAGCAACACACACCAATCGTCGGGATTAAGAGTGTTTTTATGTTGATAGGTAAGAATTGGACGCATAGGAGCGCAGTATGACGCAACAAGACATCAAAAAACAGCCTAAAGGGCGCACTGCCGCACCAGTAGGTGACGAATCTCACCAATCCGGCGACCTGCTGGCTGCTGCTGTATTGCGCGAGCTGGAGACCATCAAGCAGAGCTTGGCGCTCTCCGTCCTGCCAGCCATTCCGCTGGAAGCCTTCCTGACGATGTTGCGAGAAGAATTCAAGTTTGACCTGCCGGTGCGTACCGCTCAGGCAATGATTGCTGATGGACGCATCCCCCAACTGCCCAAGCTGAGCACAAAGGACAAGCCGTGGGTCAATCTGGTGCGCTGGCGTGAGATGGCGAAAGAGCCATCGAACTATCTGCATATGGCACATGAAAACTCCCGTCACCGCATAGCCAAACCTGCAACCACCAAGTCAAAGCAGCGCGCTGCTGCTTGACCTAACGGTAGCGATTGAGCACAGGGGGTTAAAGTGTCTACCAATAAGACTAGCGCACACAGCGGATTTGCAAGCGCCTGCGACCGATTCAAAGCAGCGCACGACCTTGAGGCCATCGCGCACGAGATCGGCATGAGCGGGCATGTGCTGCGCAACAAATTCAATCCGGCGCAAGAGCGGCACAAATTGACCGCTACTGACCTTATCGACATCTACCACGCCACCGGTGACGACACCTTGTTTGATGGCCTGCTGTTTGATTGCCAGCTCACCGCCGTTCGCCTGCCTGCATCAGGTGCAGTGATCCAGCCAGAGGCCCGCGCCCAGCAGGCGCTGACCGCAGGTGCCCACATCCTCGGGGTGACGGCTCAGGCTACCCAGGTGCTCAACGCTGGCCGAGTCACCAAGGGCCACCGCAATGCAGTCATGACCGGATTGATGGCGGGCATCGAGCACATGGTGCTGCTCGCCACCGAAGTCGAACAGAAATTCAATTCGATACCCACCCTCGCCTGTGCCGCCGATATCGCGCGCGCCAGCCTGGGCGCATAGGAGACCAGACAATGAGATTTCCGTGCCCGCATTGCGGATCACGAAGTGCCATCCGCAGCACCAACCGCATGAGCTCCCTCACCGGGATCCTGCGTTGCCGCTGCAACAACGACGATTGCGGTTTTGTGTTTCAGGTTGGCGTGGAAGTGACGGGTTATTACGTCGCCAGCGCCCTGCCAAACCCTGCCGTCATCCTGCCGAAGCTCAGCGGCGTCGGCCGCCACTGGGAGCCAGGGGTGAATTTCAAAGACGTGGCCCCGCTGCGCTCAACCATCCACCCGTTCAAGGCTGTAAAGGAAGAACGCAACAAAACCAAGGAGGAAGCATGACCAAACTGCGTGCCGAACAGCCGGGGCTGATCCCCCTGCCGTTTCTGCTGCTGACCCGCGCCACCGTCGTGAGCGATTGCGACGAGCCGGTGATGCGCAACACCACCCGCTTTGATGGCAGCTATCTGGAAGACCATCAAGGCCGTCGCGGCACCCTGCGCTTTGCGCCGCGCCACCTAAGCAAAACACCGCGCCCGCACTGGCTGACCCAGCTGTTGCAGGCATAACCGGAGGGCCACCCCATGAACGCAACAGCACAGGTAATTCAGCTCGTTCAACAGCCCAGCGCCGCAGAAGCGGCACTGGCAGACATGCGCGCCAAGTTCGGCCGCAATGGGGCGGCCAGCCGCTGGTCACGCCTTCCTGCCCGCGCTCGCGCAGTCATCTGTTACGCCGCCGGGATCTCGCCGTCGGCGGCATCACAGGAGCTGGACCAGTTCGAGTTTGACCAGCAAGAGGCCCTGCGCGTCGCACTGGGCGACCTGCTCGCCACCCTGCGGGAGTTTGACGGGGCTGTGCTGCACCGCCGCGAGTGGCACCGCACCGCCCGCCGCGTTGATGGGCCGACCCGCAGCGAGTTGGAACAGGCAGAGCTTGAGAATAAACGCCGGGCAGAGCTGAACGCTCAGGCCGGAACATTGGAAAGCCGCTTGGCGGCATTAAGAAAAGTGGCCGGAAACGGCCAATAAAAAACCCCGCATTCAACGGTGCGCCAACACCAGCGGGGTTTCAATTCAATTTGATTCAATACATGAGAGGTATTGCATGAACAATAGTACAGCAGAACAGGCGATCCGCAAAGTCGCGAACAGCCTCATTAATACCCATCGCCCACAGCTGGGCGCCTGCCATAGCACAGCCGTCGAGGCGAGCCTTGAGGCGCTGGCCGAACTGGCCGACGAGTTAAGCCTGCTCGACATCTACGCCGAGCTGACCAAGCGACTCGAGATCCTGCAGGGTGGCCAGCGGCCGCCGGTGCTGGTTGGCAGCATGCCATCAGGCGATTTCGCTTTCCTCAAGCTGTTCAACGAGTTCGCCATCGCCAACCCGCGCGCCGCTGACGAGTGGCTGTTTACCGATGCCAAAGGCTGCTTTACATGGCAGGACGATGAACGGGGGCTGGTATTCCTGCCTCCAGAGGTTGTCGTGCAGTTGGATGATTATGAACTGCCGTTTATGGACGGCCCGCTCATCATCGGCGTGGAGCTGGAGGCGGCTGTTCACGATGTCACCGAGGAGTGCCTGTTCCATCCGCCCTTTGCCAATGAGCTGAAAGGGACCATCCGTAGCCAGAAAGAAGCAGAAGCCCTGCTGGATGTGATGTGCATCCTGTCTGGCTACGAAGAAGAAAAAGGCGGTGCCCAATGATCGCCATCACCGCCAAACACACCGCCCCATCACCGGCCGCTGCCGTCGCCTATCTGGTGCGCCACGGCTACATCAACGTGAAAAACAGCTGGCTGCGTGGCCAGCGTCAAGCCGCCCGCATCGAGTTGCTGCCATCTGGCCGCGCTCGGGTTCTGGAAGGAGTAGCAGCATGAGCAGTACAACCGGCAATGTCATCGAGCGCGAGCTCTACCCGACCCCGCCAAGCGCAGTTGCTGCGCTGCTGAACTGCATCAGCTTTCGCGCTGGCGATCACTTTATGGAGCCGTGCCGAGCAGAGGGGAACATCTTTGACCCTGTGCCGCTCCCTGCCGAACAGAAAGAGTGGGCCGAGATCCGCCATGGTCGTGACTACTTGGCGTGGGATTTTGGTCGCAAGTTCGACGTCATCATCACCAACCCGCCGTTTTCGCTGACCGAGGAGTTTTTGAGAAAGAGTCTGTCTGAGCTCGCGCCTGATGGAACCCTGATTTATTTGCAGCGGGTGAACTTCCTGGGCAGCAAGAAGCGGGTGCCGTTCTGGGCAGAGGTCGGCTTTCCGAACAAAACCCCGATCCTGGTACCGCGCCCGCGCTTTGTGAATGGCGGGTCTGACTCCTGCGAATACAGCTGGTTTGTCTGGGATAACGGCGGCCGTGTGAACCTGCCGAACGGCCTGAGCCATTTGATTGCGGAGGATGCAGCATGAGCCATCAACAGCTGATCGACGTGTGGGTAAACCGGATGCTGAACGCCAGTAACGAGCTGCGTGACCTGCAACGTGACCTGCTCGACCTACGCAAAGATGGCCCCCACGGCCAGCGCACTCCGGCAAAAACCCATCTGACCCTGTGCCGTCTGGCCCGCCGTTCGGTTCAGGTGGCATCCAACAAGGTCAAAACCCTACATACAGGGGGTGCGGTATGAGCAACAAAGTGAGCATTACCGATCTGCTTGGTGCAATCGGTAGCGAGAACATCAGCTTTCAACCGTTGTCTAAATGCGTGCTGGATATCAAGGCAAAAAGTAGTAGCACAGAAATTACATTCGCCACCGATGCCATCAAGCCAATCGACGTTTTTGCCAATACAGGCCCGTCTGGCTTGGTTCTTTGGGTTGATGGCGATCTGTATAAACAGCGTTTTAATGAGCTGAAGAACGGAAATTACGCCAATATTACCCGCGCTATCGTACTCGAGAGCCTTGTCGCCACCTTCGAGCGTGAAGGTAGCGGTACGCGCGAAATTGATGGCCAGCGTTATGTCAGCATTGACCACCTCAAAGATATGGCGTCAGCCATTCGCCAACTGAAATCCTCAGGGGGCGCCATCTAATGACTCACCAAAAAACAGCCGGGCATGCCCCGGCTTTGGGCGTCGTGCGCCCTGCACACAGCCAACCATCATCGCAACAGGCCTACGACTTGGCAAATCTGGACCAGCAGAGCCTTGAGAAACTGGAATGGATGGCCGACGAGTGGGTAAACCGGCTGGAGAACGTCAGGGTGCGCCCTGAATTCCGCATCAACACCGCCGCCCAGGTCACGCTGGAGCCCTGCACCAAGTGTAAACAGAACGCAGTTTGCCTGCCTGTTACTGGCCGTCACGGCCGCCGAGCTTATCCCTACTGCGTCGAAACCTGCTGGCCGTTGGCCCGCGCTGCCAGTGAAGCGGTAGTGAAAGCTGAACCTGCGCCCCGCCCGCTGATGCGCTGCAGCTGCTGCGGCGAGTTCGATCATGTGCGGCCGGTGATCCTGTCTGGCCGTCGCCTAACCAGCCTGGTTTTTTGCGAGCGCGCCTGCTGGTCTGACCGACTGGCCACGATGGAGCAAGTCCCCACCTGCAACCAGTGCGGCCGCTACCTGCAACCGCATGAGTACGTTAATGGCAAGTGCGGGGTGTGTAAGTGAAAGAATCCCTCACTAATCTGTGCGGCATCCAGCTGCCGCCGAAATACTGCACCGGCTTTGATGCCATTCAGATGGCCAGTGCTGCCGAAAAGTTGCAGCTGGTCGAGTGGCACGTTGCCAAGCCGCTGGCCAAGACCTACCTGCGCCGCTACCCCGCTAGCTACAAGACCGCCAACATCTGGCTGCGCCGGATGGTGGATGCCTGCGCCGCAGCGCAATCCCGCTTCCCGATCCCGGTGCACCACTTGCGCAACGACATCCGCCGCGAGCTGGTCGCCGCCGAGTGGGCCCGCCGCTGCCAGCAGTTGCTGACGACGGGCGCGAACGAGCGCACCGCCGCCGAGTTGCTGGCCGATCTGGGGTCACAGGCACAGGCGTGGCACTTCTGCCCGCCACTGCCGAACGACCCGCGCACCGCCGCCAGAAAACTGCTTGGCCGCCAACTGACCGACGAAGAGCGGGCAGACATGGAGCCAGCCGTTGAAAAGTTCGAAGGGGCCGCCGCCAGCCTGCTGGTGCGCTTGCTCGATGAATCGTGGTGGCTACGCAAGATTAACCGCGCCTGGGCAGTCTATTGCGAGTTGGTTGCCATCCTCACCGGCCAAGTGCGCAAGGGGGTTAGCCCCTACGCCAGCGCCCATGCAGTGCGCGAGTTCACCCAGCGCAAGGCAGCACAACAGGCGTGGATGGCGGGCATGAGCGCCGTCAATGAGGAGCTGGGGCAAGAGATCGATCTGGTCGACGCCATCATGGGGTCAGTGGCCAACCCAGAGATCCGCCGCCACGAGCTGATGGTGCGGATGCGTGGCTTTGAAGATATGGCGCAGGAACAGGGCAAGCTGGGCCTGTTCCTGACCCTGACCGCGCCGTCTGGCTATCACTCATGGCGCCAGGGTAAACAAGACAAGAGCAAGACCTACCAGAACGAAGATTTCAACGGCAGCACCCCGACCGAGACTAACCGCCTGTTGTGCAAACAGTGGGCACGCTTTCGTGCCGCACTGGCCCGCGAGGGGATCATGGCCTTCGGCTTTCGGGTGGTGGAGCCGCACCACGACGGCACCCCGCACTGGCATTGCCTGCTGTTTATCGATCCGGTTCATCAGCACGACTTCCTGACCCTGCTGGCCTACCACTTCACCGATTCCGCCCGGGCAGAGCTCAAGATGCCGAACGGCGACCTGCTCGACCAGCTGGCCAAGATGAAAATCCGCAACAAGTTGCCGCGCATCAAGTGGCTGCTGGATGTGAACAACCCAGCAGTGGTGAAGGCCATCAATCCGCGCGTGAACTGGAAGGAGATCGACCCGACCAAGGGCAGCGCCACCGGTTACATCGCTAAATATATCGCCAAGAATATCGACGGCCACAAGGTCGGGATGGACTACGAAGCCGAGGCATCGGTTGACCACACCACCATCGCGGTCGCCGCCTGGGCAAGTTGCTGGCGTATCCGCCAGTTTCAGCAGATCGGCGGGCCGTCTGTGTCGGTCTGGCGCGAGCTGCGCCGCCTGGGCGACGAGGTGATCGAATGGGATTGCGTGCTGGAGGCGGCCCGCTACGCCGCTGACAACAACCGCTGGGGGCGCTTTATCGAGGCGATGGGCGGCATCGAGACGCCGCGTAAAGACCATCTGATCAAGCTCTCCAAGCGCCTGGACGAAGCCGCCAACAAATACGGCGAGGATGTGCTGCGCCTGATGGGGGTGATCTCTGACGTGGGCCAGACCACCGCCGTCACCCGCACCGAAGGCTGGCAGATAGTGCGCAAGGGTGCCGCTGTGTCGGGTTTGGGCGAGCAACGCGAGCATGCAGTTGGCGAGCGCAGCGAGTTGCAGTCAAGCAGCGGCAGCTGCGCCCCTCGGAGTTCTGTCAATAACTGTACGGAAGGATCTAAATCAGGGGTTAAAGGATCCGCTCTGGCTAAAGAGCTGATTCGCATGGGTCTGGATGTGAGCAACGAAGACCTGCTGTTGCGGGGCTGCATCATCAACGCCGACGGCCAATATGTGCGACTGGTCGGCGATCGGCTGATTGTGACCCGCAACTGGCCAGGAGCAGGCGATGCGGTAGCCGACCAGCTGACCGCAGAGGTCGAGGCCGAACTGGCCCGCACCCGCGCCGCCAGCAGCAGCGATCTGAAACAGCAGGCCCGCGAGCTGATGCACAACGGCGGCAGCGTGACCGACTGGCTGGCCAGCCTGCCGCTGCAACAGGCCGATGAGGCGATCGCCACCATCACCCGCTTGGTGGATGACGAAGAGGATCGCGGTCGCTATCAGCCCACCGAACAGGAGCAGGCCCGCGTCGCGAGCTTGCAAGCCGACAACCAGCGCCACGGCGCAGAGATTGCCGAGGCGCTGGCGCGCCTGGGCGTTGAATAAGGAGAAGGGTATGAAGAACTCTAAGATGGATAAAAAAATTGCAGAGCTGAAAGCACTGGCAATGAACGCTGATGTTGCAGGTTGGAAGGGGTTGTCACTGGCTAGGCCGAGCGCTGCTAGTGGCGCCTGTGATGATAACTGGCACGTGGTTAACGATAACGACACCATGTCTACTCACTGCTTTGATTTTAATCATTCCACATCAGTAAACAGCGAGTCAGTTGCACGATTCATCGCGGCGGCCAGCCCTGAATTTGTGATCGGCTTGATTGAAGCCTTGGCAGCTGAAACATGTAAAGCAGATAGATACAGAACCAAGCTTGAAAAACCTGATGCAGGAGCCGTTGACGCTGCGCCTTCCACTGCAAAGCGCGAGGTCTTTATCACTAGAAAACTACTGACCAAGCTGATCGGGTGCCACTTTGACACGATTGACCGGATGGTTGCTAAAGGCGAGTTGCCTAAGCCGATAAGGCTGGGAGCAAATGGGCGACACCGCTTTATCGCATCTGAAATCATCCCTGCCCTGATGAAGCACGATATTGACCTTGAGCGTTTGGCAATGGCTCACGGTGTTGATCTGAACAATCCGGATGCATAGGCATAAAGGAGGGCGCATGCACCACGAACTGAAAATCCTGCCGCGCTACTTCCAGCCGGTACTGGACGGCACCAAGCCGTTCGAGATCCGCGACAACTCTGACCGCAACTTTCAAGAGGGTGACACCGTCACCCTCAACGAGTGGGACGGCGAACGCTACACCGGCCGCAGTGCCAAGCGCCTGATCACCTTCGTCACCGACTACGCCCAACAGCCGGGCTATGTGGTGTTCGGGATGAAGGAAGTGATGGACGTAACGGAGAGCAACAAAAGCCAAGCAGACAGGCCGTGTACTGTTTTCTTTTTGGCTGGCTGGCGAAAGATCCCAGATGGCAAATGCCACTCATGGCGGACTGCCGTGTACCCGGACAGTATGGACGTCAGCGATATTTTTAATGACCTCGTAAATAGAGCAAACCTTGGGGATAAAGATGGCTTTGTCGTGACAGCCTTCAATCCGGTGCGGAACTATCCGGCAACACCAGAGGAGGCAGGCTGATGAAAGCGCCAAAGGATGCCAAGGCCCGCAAAGAGGCCCAGCGCAAGCGCGACAAGGTGCTCGGCATCGAGCGGGTGGAGGTTCGGCTATCCATCCGCGAGCGCGAGCAGTTGAAGACCCTGTGCGCGGTACGTGCTGGAGCTGGTGACCCCTACTCTGCCGACGAGTACATCAGTACGCTGATCCGCCGCGACTGGGAGAAGTGGCAAGCACAGGAGGCAGAGCTGCAAAAGCAGACCTGCCAGCACTGCGCCTGTGCGCTGCCAAAGGGATGCGGCGGCGCCTTCAAGGGCCAAGCCGAATGCTGGCACACCCTGGGCGACAAGACGCTGGCGCTGTGACGTGAGAAAAGGTGCGATATGTCCGGTCACAAACCCCAAAGCGTGACCGGACACACTCCACCGTTTACCATGTTGGAACAACAAAGCGAGGTATCCGATGAGCTTTAACCTGTGTGACCTGCCGCCAGCCTAGAAGGCGCTGATAGAAGTGGACAAGGCAGCCGCCTATGCGGTGTGGAAGGAGCGCAACGGCCATCTGGCCACCGCTGAACTCGACAGCAGCCGCTACAACGGCCCCGAGCTGGAAGCCTTCACCAAGGCGCTGGCAAAGTACCGCGCCAGATAGTCGTAACAGAACACAACAAGAAGCCCCTATTAAAGGGGCTTTTTATATTAATTACATATGTTTTTTATATGCCTTTTATATTTTCGATAACCAATACTGGTAACCACGCCAACCTTGAAGTAATTGCACCACTATTAAAACAACTGCACCACCATCAAGATATTCATGGTAGAGCGTTGATAATTTTCAAGGCTTTAAATCTTTAAATAGTGTTTAAAGGTGGTTTAAATGCCGTTTAAAGATTTGATGAACAAGAAATACACAAACCCAGTAATGGCAGGGATTTTGCTCAATCGTCTAGCGTCCAGTGATCAATTCACTAGCGTGATTAAGTGGCTTAGCTTTGTCTAGTTGACTTATTTTCAGGGACGGGATGGCTGTCTTTCATTTGCGTATAACATCAAAAGATAACAGATAAGTGTTATTACTCATGATGTGAGGTTGTGATGTTTGACTTGCAATAAACAACCTGTCTATCATGCGGCAAAACTTAGTTGCTTAAAACAAAAATCCAGCCATGCCGGAGGGGGTTATTTTGCCTGAAAATAAATATATCTCAGCGATAGATTTTGATAGCGCCAGACCAGACCGCGAGCAACCAGTCGATCTCGGCATCGCTCATTGTCAGGAACACAGCGCGCTGATCATGGGCCGCTTGGCTGGCAACCGCCCATCCGGCAGCCGGGATCATCTGTTGCACGCTGATACCAAGGTGCATGCAAAGCAGAACCGCATCCTCCAGATCAATGAATCCGGGCGTGTCGTCATCAAGCCAGCGCCCGATCGTGCTCGGGTGAACACTGATAAGCCGTGCCGCATCGGCATAAGAGAGACCGGCGCTCTCAAGCGTCGATCTCAGTTGTGCTTTGGCATCGAGCAGGTACTGCCGAGCCACTGCGGGAAGAATTTTATTCCGTTTCATGGGGCGGCTCCTGCATCAATGGGGTCGCCCGTGCTCTAGTTGTTATTGTTTTATGTCATGTCAATTGCATGATTTGACAGGTAAAAACTCACATTTATGCAAATCGGGGCCGAATCATGCAGAGATATGCAATTCGACCTCTTGTAAAATTAACTGGTCAAGCCAGTGGCAGTGATAAGCCATAACCGAACAAACAAAACTACGGGAGTTAAGAATGCCTTTGCCAGATGTTGATACTGTTTTAGATGACATCGAGTTTACCGCCTCGCTCATCACAGAGAAGAGCACACAAGAAGAGCAGGGCCGTGTCGAAAGCATCATCCGATCCCTTGTCATCGTGGGCCGCCTGTCATTATCGAATCCGCCTACTCGACAGCTTACGCACATAGTTGCTAACTGATTCTGTGCATAACTTGACCAACAAGGGGGCCTCGGCCCCCTGTTCCATTATACGAGCAGGATAGTGAAAGGATCTGACGGAAAGTGAAGGATCGCAAAAAGGATCTGGAAAGCTACGCGCGGCCAGTGCTGGCGCGGGGAGCCGATACCCGCCCCCAGTCGTTCACCTGCATGGAAATCGACACATAAAGCGCGCAGGCGAGGCGGGGTCTAGCTTGCGCGCTGTGGGTGCTGGTAGGGGTCGGCAGGCTGCGCCAGCCGCTCAGGGTGCGCATGAAAGGATCTGAGATGGTGCAAGGTGCCACAGTGCCGCCGATGCCGCAGAGGGCCGCGCAGGCGCTTAGGTGAGGTGGGCAACAGGCAAAAGAAAACCCCGCACAGTGGCGGGGTTGGGGATTGCGGCTGACCGGCTCAGCGCAGCGGGTCACCTTGGGCGGCGGGCTCGGCACCGGCGGCCAGCTTGTAGGGATTGAAGCGGATGATCTCCTCACCAGCCCACTCGTTAAACTGCAGCAACCCCGCCTTGAGGCTGTCGATCTCGTTCACATCGAACACCTGCGCCGCCTCCGTCACATTGCCGAACCCGCCCGTGCTGTTGGGCATCACCCCCATCAGCTGGGGCGGTACCCGATGGGTCGCCAGCTGGTCGTCGCGCGAAACGTTTTTGATGGAGAGGAAATCATCCTTGGCCGCCACCTCAGCCACTGGGATTAACTTGACCCCGTCCTTGCTACCGCCGGGTGTGTAGAGCAGCAGATTACGGAAGTTGCCGGGGCCCTTGCTCTGGCGCAGCGCCTCCCTCAACTTGGCGATGTCATCCTCTTTCTGCACGGGGTCGGTGATATGCATAATGAAACCAGCGTGGCTGCCGTTCTCATAGTAGCGGCGGCGAAACAGCGTGGCCGACTCGTTCAGCAGCGTCGAATTCAGCCCGCCCACATAGTCGGGGATGCCATAAATCTCCTGATTGATATCACACTCCATCACATGGCCGACCCGCCCAGCGGGTAGCTCCTGCTCCTTCCCTGGCTGCGCAATCCACCAGTAGGTGTCAAGGTCCAGCCCGCGCCGGCAGTACTTGGCGCGCAAGTGGTCATAACGCAGCACCCCGCCAATCCGGTTCTGCACAGCCTGCAGGTAGCCATTGCCGAAGATCAAAAAGTCCAGCGCCAGCCCAGTGAACGCCGTCAGGCCCAGCTTGGGATGCGGCACAAAGCAAGAGCGCAGAATGTTGCGCTTCACCTGAATCGCAGAGGCATGATGCACCCCAGCCCGATACACCCGCGCCAAACCATTAAGGGATAGCGGCGGCTCATACCAGCGACCGTTGTGCATCGCCTCCAGATAGTCGAACACCTCCCGCTGACTGAGCACTGGCACCGGCTCACCAAAGGTGAACGCCTCCATGGCCCCTCCGGGTTGTTGAGTTGCCAACACTGGCGGCGTAGGGGATGACGAGGGGCGACGATTGCGGCGTTTGCTCATTAGAAAAACTCCATAGAACTGGTATTGGTCCCGCTGGCACCGGCCAGCGGCTCATGTAACAGGGCGTGCATCGTGGCCCAGGCAATATCTCCGTGGCTGGTCTCTTCTGACCGGCTGGCCTCAAAAGTCGGCATCTTGCCGGCGGTCACCCCTCGGCGAATGCTCATAAAGGCCGCCGCCAGATCGGTCCAGCCGCTGTCAAACTCCAGCCGCCCCTTGTTCATCACATCAAGAGCCTTCATGACCATCTGAATTTTTACTGTCGGGTTGTACTGGATGGATGTAACTGCCGGATAGAATGGCTTCACATTCTGATAAACCCCCTCCCCGATCCCAGTAGTATCGATGCCGATATATCCCACGTTATAGCGAAGAGTCATCTGGCGGATGGCCTCGGCCTGAGCCGCGAAATCCATCCCTTTCCACTGGTGGCGCTCAAGCGCCCGAAACTTGCCACCGGGCACCGCAGGCGGCGCCAGCACGGCACAGCCAGCGCTATCACCAAGTCCACCCTTGGCCGGGTCATAACCGATCCACACCGGCCGGTTGCCCATCGGCCGCATCGCAAAGGGCTTGTAGTCCTCCCACTGCTCCCAGCTGTCAACCATGCAGCGCTGCAGCATCGCCAGCGGGAACACGCTGGACGTGTCATCCATAAACATGCACATCAGCAGGTTGAGGTACTCATCCTCGGAATACTCGCTGCGCAATTGCTCAAGATCGAACAGATCACAGCCGCCGCGCACCGCATCCTCAACCGTGACAATCTGCCGCCACTGGCCGTCGGAGCACAGCTTGCCGCTGGCCAGATTGGCGTGGCTCAGGTCAATCTCAACCCTGTCAGCCTTGGCCTTGCCTCGGTTGAAGTTGGCACCAGACCAGAACGCATAGGCGGGATGGGAGAGGCTGGACGGGGTGGAAATGTAGGTCTGGCGCCACTTCTTGTGCATCGCCATGCCAGAGGCCACTTTGCGGAACTCCAGAAAGCCATGGATCCAAAAATACTCATCCATGTAGATATTGCCGTGGTAGCTCTGGGCGGTGCGGGCGTTGGTGCCGAGGAAGTAAAGATGCGCCCCGTTCGGCAGCACCATCGGGTCGCCTTTCAGCTCAACCCCCTCCTCCTTGGCAAACTGAATGATGTACTGCTTGAACACATGGGCCTGCGCCTTGCTGGCAGACAGGAATATCTGATTGCGGCCGGTCACCAGCGCATCAATAAACGCCTCGAACGCGAAAAAGTAAGTCGCCCCAATCTGGCGCGACTTGAGCAGATCACGGATCCGGTACTGCTTGCCAGCCTCGTACCAGGTGCGCTGATAGCCAAACATCGTCGACTCGAACCGCTCGATAAGCCGTTCTTGCTGCTCAGGCTCCACCACGTTGCGCTCGGGGGCCTTCTTAGGCCCCTTGTTGCGGTTCGCCACCTTCGGATTGAGATCGGCCTCGTTGCCGCCGTTGCTGTACTTATTGACCCGTGCGATCCGCTCCAACTGGCGGCCCAGCAGGTCAATCTCCTTGAAGTCGCCGCCGCTCTTAGCATCCTTGGCAATCAACTGGCACATCCGCGCCTCAATGGCGAAGTCGACCCTGTCTATGGGTTTGATGTCATCCCAGCCGTCGCGCTTCTTCCAGGTCGAGACTGTCCCCTCCGGCGTCTGCAGCAATTCAGCAATGGCGCGGAGCGGGTAGCCCTGAAAGAACAGGTGCATGGCCTGCCGTCTGGGTTCGATATGGGGGAAAAGTAAAGGTGCTGTAGTCATGGCGCCAGTCTACCGCCCCCCCGCAAGCGCTCTGACGCCCGCGCCAGTGTATCCGCCGTAGATACACTGGCCGCCGATTGCGCGATCCCGCCGCTCACCCAGACCATAACCGCGACATCACAACCCAATCACCAAAGGGATCCCAGCTCATGGCGAAGAAAGCGAAATTCAAGCGCGTGGCGGTGGCAGGCCAGACCACCGACGGCCGCACCATCGCGCCGGAATGGCTCACCCAGGCAGCCAAAAACTACAACCAAGAGAAGTACGGCGCCCGCGTCAATCTCGAACACTTCCGCAGCATCTACCCCGACAGCGCGTTTCGCGCCTATGGCGACGTGCGCGCCGTCTATGCCGAAGAGGTCGAGATCGACGGCGAAAAGAAAATGGCACTGTTTGCCGAGATCGACCCGACCGACGACCTGATCAAGCTGACCAAGGCCCGCCAGAAGGTCTACACCTCCATCGAGCTGGATCTGGACTTTGCCGGAACTGGCGAAGCCTATCTGGTCGGTCTCGCCGTCACCGACAGCCCGGCCAGCCTTGGCACCGAATACCTGCAATTCTGCGCAGGGGCAGGCGCCAATAGCCCGCTGGCTGCCCGCAAGCAAAAACAAGCAAACCTCTTTTCCAGCGCCATCGAAACCGAAATCGAGTTCACCGAAGAGGGCGACAAAGGCCCGTCACTGCTCGAAAAGGTCAAGGGCGTGTTCACCCGCCGCGATCAGGCCAGCAGCGAGCAATTCGCTGACGTGCATCAAGCCGTGGAAACCGTAGCCAGTGAAGTGACCAACCTCGAAGAAAAGACCAAAGGGAAATTCAACGAGCTGGCCAACACCGTCAACGAGCTGAAAAGCGCTGTCACCAAAACCAGCGAGCTGGAAAAAGCCTTCAACGAGCTGAAAGACTCGCTGGAACGCCAGGAAGATTTCAGCCACAAGCGCGATCCCGCCACAGGTGGCGATGGCACTACCACCCTCTCCACCGACTGCTAAGGACCATACCCAATGCGTAACGAAACCCGCGTGAAGTTCAAACAATTCACCCAGAAAATCTGTGAGCTGAACAACGTTGAAAGCGCCAGTGAGAAATTCACCGTCTCCCCGTCGGTAGAACAGACCCTGGAAACCCGCATCCAGGAATCCAGCGCATTCCTGACCACGATCAACGTGGTAGGCGTGCCGGAGCAGGAAGGTGAAAAACTGGGCCTTGGCATCAACACCACCATTGCCGGTACCACCGACACCACCAAGGAAGACCGCCAAGCGGTAGACCCGTCTGACCTGACCGGCAACCGCTACCGCTGCGAACAGACCAACTTCGATACCGCCTTGCGTTACACCAAGATCGATTCGTGGGCCAAGTTCAAAGACTTCCAGACCCGCCTGCGCGACGCCATCCTGCAACGTCAGGCACTCGACCGCATCATGATCGGTTTTAACGGCATCCAGCGCGCCGCCAAATCCAACCGGGTCGCCAATCCGCTGTTGCAAGACGTCAACAAGGGCTGGCTGCAAAAAATCCGTGAAGACAAGCCGGAAAACGTGCTGGATGAAGTAAAAGCCGGATCCAATGTCATCAAGGTCGGCGCTGGCGTGACCACCGCCGACGGCTACAACAACCTCGATGCCCTGGTGATGGATCTGACCGAGCTGCTGGGCCCGACCTACCGCGACGACACCGAACTGGTGGCCATCGTCGGTCGCAAGCTGCTGCACGACAAATACTTCCCCATGGTCAACAAAGACCAGGTGCCGAGCGAGAAGATGGCGGCCGATGTAATCATCAGCCAGAAGCGAATGGGCGGCTTGCCTGCCGTGCGCGTGCCCAGCTTCCCAGACAACGCCATCCTGATCACCCGTCTGGATAACCTCTCCATCTACTGGCAGGAAGGCTCACGCCGCCGCACCATCCTCGACAACGCCAAGCGAGACCAGATCGAGAACTACGAATCAGTGAACGAGGCTTACGTGGTCGAAGACTACGAAGGCGCCGCGCTGGCCGAACACATCCAGCTGGTTGAACCGGCTCCGGTCGCATAAGGGGAACAACATGACAAGCCCCGCCCTGCGCAACCGCGCACGCAAACTGGCCGCCCAGCAAGGGGCGGCCTCTCCCCAATTCGACCATACCCGCGCCAACGCCTACGAACTCCAGCTGATGCAGCTGGCCGAGCACCGCCGCACCCTCAAGGGTATTCAGAGCATCGAGCGCAAGATTGACACCAAGCGCCTGTTTCTGCCGGTCTACCAACCGTGGATTACTGGCCTGCTGGCTGCTGATAGCGGCGGTCAAGATGACGTGCTGGTCACCGTCACCCTCTGGCACCTCGACACCGGCGATCTGGCAGGCGCCCTGCCGATGGCCGACTACGTGATCCGCCACGGTCTGATCACCCCAGATCAGTACGAGCGCACCGCCCCCACTCTCATTGCCGAAGAAGTGGCCGAGACCGCCATCAAGCTGCAAGACGCGGGCAACGGGCCCGATCTCTTCCTGCTCATCAGCTATCTGAAACTGCTCCACGAATCCGACATCTTCGACCAAGTGCGCGCCAAGCTGCACAAGGCAGTGGGCCGCGCCTGCTATGCCGAAGGGTTCAAGGAGCAAGCGGCCGAGCACTACCGCCGAGCCCTCGAACTACACGATAAGGTCGGCCTCAAGAAGGATCTGGAAGTGCTGGACCGGGAGATTAAAAAGCAGAAAGCCGCAGAGCTGCCAGCCGCCAGCGATGTGAGCGCAGCCTCTGTTGCAGCACCGGCCAGTGACGAGGCCAGCCCCGAACCAGAGCAAGAGCAAACCACCGAACAGCAAGCCCCCGCCGACGGCGAGGACAGCTAACCGAGCGTACCCCGCACCCTGGGCGGCTCGGGCCTGACGAATGCCAGCGGCATACCAGACGGCCCGACCACCGCCCAACAAGCGGCCCACATCAAAGTCAGGAGCACCATGAGCACCGGATTTTTAGCCACCAACCCGACCCCTACCCCCGCAGAAGAAGGCACCATCACCAGCGCCCCCTTCTGGCCCGCGATCTCGCTGGCCAACCTGCGCGAAACCGTCCGGCTTGATGGCACCGTCACTACCGCCCGCCTCAAACACGCAGTGATCGAAGCCATTACCAGCGTCAACAGCGATCTGGCTGATTGGCGCTATGCCCGTCAGGCAGAAGGTCGCGCCACCCTGGCAGACGTACCTGCCGAGCCAATCGACGGCGAATCAGAGCACCTGCACAGCTACCGGCGCGCCGTCTATGCCATGACCCGCGCCAACCTGCTCGAGCGTTACACCGACTACAGCGCCACCGGTGACGGCGCCAAAGGGGCCGAGGCCAAAATCATCAGCTCTGATGACCTCTACCGCGACGCCCGCTTTGCCATTCGCGACATCCTCGGCACCACCCACAACACAGTGGAGCTGATCTGATGCAACTGCGCAGCCAACAGGGCGACACCCTCGATCTCATCCTGTTTCGGCACTACGGCTACACCGCAGGCATCACCGAGCAAGTGCTCAACCTCAACCCCGGTCTGGCCGCGCTAGGCCCCGTCCTGCCAACCGGCACCTTTATCAACATGCCAGCGGCCCCGACTCAGGCCGAACAGCCGCTGATCCAGCTATGGGAATAACCCATGAGAACACCGACATGAGCCGCCTAGACGACGAACTCGAACGACTGGCCGACATCAGCGATCAACAAATCGCTGCCCGCATCCACGCCGCCCGCATCAGCGGCACCGGCCCCCACTACTGCACCGACTGCGAAAACCCCATCCCGCAGGCGCGCAGAGAAGCGATCCGGGGCTGCGAACGCTGCGCCGAGTGCCAGACCATTCACGAATTCCAACACGCCCGCCACAACGGCGGAAAACGATAACAACAGGAGAGCACGATGCCCGAACCAATTTCATCCAGTGCAGCAACCAGCGCCCTCACCGGGCTGGCCCTGCTGTCGCTTTTCCCCGGCGTAGATCCCGGCGTACTCCTTGGCGCATTCGCCGGGGCGCTGGTCTTTATCGCCACCACCGCCGAACTCGGCAACCTGCGCAAAGCGGGCCTCTTCATCGCCGCCTTTGTCGCCGGTGCGCTGGCGGCCCCGCTGGTTGCCGCCATGCTGGCCAGCGTCCTGCCGCAAAGCGTCGAAGTGCCCAAGGCCGTCGGCGCCCTGCTTGCCTCGGCACTGGCCGTTCACCTGCTGCAGTGGGTCTTGCGCAAAGCGCCGGATGACCTGCTCAAACTCCGCAAAGGGGGCTGACATGCTGACCATCCTCTACACCATGATCTGCGCCGCCATCGCCATCCGGCTGGCCACCTTCAACCGCAACGGGGGCGACTATCGCCCCATTCCTGCCCTGCTGGCATGGGTCATCACAGTGGCGGCGGGCTCTGTGCCGCTGCGCGCCCTGCTAGGTGTGCTCCCCGTGCCTGATCTAGCCGCCGTGCTGCTGGCCGCAGTGGTGCTCACCGCCCTGATCGGTTCACGCGGCTCAGTCATGCGCCTGCTACCGCGCCGCCGCCAGCAGCCAACCACCGCCCGCCACCTGAACGGGAGATTTCAGCCATGAGCCTCAAAAAAGGCGATACCGGCACCGCCGTGGCCGATCTGCAGCGCCGCCTCACCGCTATCGGTTATCCGGTCGCAGTCGATGGCTGGTTTGGCGATGCAACCGAGCAGGCCCTGCTCGCCTTCCAGCGGGATTACATGATCACCGCCATCGGTCAGGCGGGCCCTCGCACCCTCGCCGCCCTGCTCGGCAGCGAGCGCGGCAACCAGCTGACTGTCAACCACATGCAGGCCGGGGCTGATCTGCTGGCCGTGCCGCTGGCCACCATGGCCACCGTCGCCCAGGTCGAAAGCATCGGTGAAGGCTTCACCCAGGCTCAGCGCCCGGTGGTGCTGTTCGAGCGGCATGTGTTCTACAAGCAGCTCACCAAACACCTGGGCAAGCCGCAGGCAGACCAGCTGGCCGCCAATTACCCCAACCTGGTCAACCCCAAACGTGGTGGCTATGCAGGCGGATCGGCCGAGTGGGAACGGCTGCAACTGGCCATCAGCCTGCATCGGGATGCGGCCATCGAATCGGCCAGCTGGGGCATGTTCCAGATCATGGGCTACCACTGGCAGCCGCTGGGTTTTGCCTCCGCAAGCGACTGGCAGGCGGCCATGCAGCGCAGCGAAGTCGAACACCTCACCGCCCTGTGCCGCTTCATCCAGCAAGACCCAGCCATGCACAAAGCGCTGCAGGGGCGTAAATGGGCCGACTTCGCCCGCCGCTACAACGGACCAGCCTACAAAGACAACGACTACGACACCAAGCTGGGCAAGGCATACGACCACTTTGCCAAGGTCTATCCGGTGAAGGAGGTAGCAAGTGCTGCTTAATCTCCTGCGCTCCCCCCTCAGCTGGTTGCTGATCGCCTTGGCCATCGCCTTGGGCGGTTGGGGCTGGTCTGCTTCCTCGGCGGCGACCGCCAAGGGTAAGGTCACCACCCTGCAAAGCGACCTCAAGGCCGCAGATGACAAGGCCAAAGAGGCGCAGCGGCGGGAACAGGGCAAAGACACCACCATCAACACCCTGAAAACCGAACTGGATACCCAGGCAACCGCCGCGGCCAAACTGCAGGGCCAGCTCGACCAGCTGGCTCAGTCAGCCGCCACCCGTGCCGACACCATCAAGAGGCTCAAACGTGAAAATGCTGAACTTCGGATGTGGGCTGATCGCCCTCTGCCTGATCCTGTTATCAGGCTGCTCCAGCGCCCCGCCATCACCGGTGCCGCAGACTATCAGGCTCACCTGTCAGGGCCTGACCCCCTGCCAGCTGCCAGCGGCAAGTCCGACCCATAACGGCGATCTGCTCGACCAGCTAACCCAGACCGAGGCCGCTTGGGCCAGCTGCGCCGCCAAAGTCGATAGCCTCATCACCTGCCAGCAACGGCATCAACAACAAGGGAGCCAAGATGGAAAAGCCAAAACAGATCCGTGAGGTGCTGACCAACTGTGTCCCACACCTCAAGACCAATCCGGACAAACTGCACCTCTTCATCGCCCCAGGTAACGTCGAAAGCACCGGAGCCAGCTCACTCTCGTTCGAGTGGCAATACCCGCTGACCATCGGTGTAGAAGACTTTGCCGGCCACCCGGATCAGATCATGGTGCCGCTGCTGGCATGGCTGCGCCAACACCAGCCCGAGCTGATGACCAACGATGAAAAGCGCAAGGATGGCATCACCTTCGAAGCCGAATACCTCGCCAACGACCTGATCGACCTCATCATCAACGTCAAGCTGACCGAGCGGGTCAGAGTGTGGCAAAACGAACAGGGCATTGGCTGGGAGCATCTGCCAGAGCCGCCAGAAGACCCTTATGACGGCATCACCTGGGAATTGTTCATCAACGGGGAACATCAGCCATGGCCACCGACGAACTGAGCCGCCTGACCCGCTGGGCCGATGGTCTACTGGCCAGCATGGAGCCTGCCGCACGCCGCCAGTTAGCCGCTGACATGGCGCGTAAGCTGCGCGACAGTCAAGCCAGCCGGATCCGTACCAACATCCAGCCGGATGGCAGCCCCATGACCCAGTGCAAGCCACAGCCAAAGCTGAAAAAAGGCCGGGGCCGCCTGCGCAAAAAAATGTTCTTCAAAATCAGCAGCAAAACATGGTTAAAAGCCAGCGCCACCCCATCGCAAGCAGTGGTGGAATTTGTCGGCACGGCACGGCGCTTGGCAACCATCCACCACTACGGCCTCAAAGACCGCATCAAGGGCCGCGAGATCCGCTATCCGACGCGGGAACTGCTCGGCATCACCGAACAAGAGCTCGACCAGCTCGAAAACACCCTGCTCGCGCACCTCAGTCACGGGCTGTAATCATCGCGGCCAGTGTATCTACGGCGGATACACTGGCCGCCCCTCGCCTTACCTGCCATTGCCCAAAACAATGGCCCCATGCACCTGACCCCAACCGAACTCAAACGCCTGATCGACAACCTGATCCGCATTGGCACCGTCACCGCCGTGCGCTCAGGGGAATGTCGCGTCAAAACTGGCGATATCACCACCAACTGGCGGCCCTACACCACAGACAGGGCCGGGGCTAACCGTACCCGCCACCGCCTGAGCCTGGGCGAGCAGGTGATTTTGCTCTCGGTCAGCGGCGATCTGCGCAATGCCTATATCGTCGGCCGCCTCAATGCTGACCAGTTCCCCGAGCCGCTGGCCGAAGATGACAACCCGGATCTCGACCGCACCGAATACGCCGATAGCGCCATCATCGAGTACAACCCAAAAACTGGGGCGCTCAACGCCACCGGCATCAAGTCCGCCACTATCTCGGCCTCCGTCACCATCAAGCTGATCACCCCGCTGGTCGAATGCACCAAGGCGCTCAAGGTTGGCACCACCATCAGTGCGGGGGGCAAGATTACCGCCCCCATCGCAACCATCGGCGGCATAGAAGTCACGACCCATAAACACAAAGACACCATGCCGGGCAACGGCACATCAGGGGGCCCGGTATGAACTGGCTCGGCATGAATGCAACCAATGGCCGCGCCATCAGCGCCACCGACCACATCATCCAGTCGGTACGCGACATCCTTATCACCCCGGTGGGCTCGCGGGTGATGCGCCGTGACTACGGCAGCGAGCTGTTTTACCTCATCGACATGCCCCAGCATCAGGCCACCCGCCTGCGCCTGATGGCCGCCACCGTGCAGGCCCTTATCAACTGGGAGCCCCGCATCACCATCACCCGCGTCGATGTGCTGGGCGGCGGCATGGATGGCGCCTTAACCATCGAACTCACTTGGCAGCGCAAAGATGGCGGCGCGCCCGATTCAAAAATAGAAAGCGCCACCATCACCGTCCCCACAGGAGCCGCCCAGTGAGCACCATCGATCTATCAAAACTGCCCACCCCGGATGCCGTTGAACTGCTCGACTTCGAGGCCATCCTTGCAGAGCGCAAAGCAGCCATGATCGCCCTCTATCCGGCAGACCAGCAAGCGGCCATCGCCGCCACGCTGGCGCTAGAATCGGAGCCCATCACCAAACACCTGCAAGAGAACGCCTACCGTGAGCTGATCCTGCGTGCCCGCATCAACAGCGCAGCAGTGGCCAATATGCTGGCGTGGTCAGAAAAGGCCGACCTCGATAATCTGGTGGCCAACTGGAATGTCGAGCGACTGGTCGTGCAGCAGGGTGACGACACCTCCACCCCGCCGATCCCAACCATCATGGAAAGTGATGCCGCCCTGCGCGAACGTGCCCTGCTGGCATGGGATGCCCTCAGCGTCGCAGGCCCGCGCGAGGCCTATCGCTATCACGCCCGCACCGCTGACGGTGCAGTGATGGATGCCGAACCCACCTCACCGAGCCCGGGCGTGGTAGATGTCTACATTCTGGCCGCCACCGGCAACGGCACTCCGTCTGCGGAACTGCTGACCAAAGTGGCTGACTATCTCACCGATGAAGATCGGGTGCCGCTGACCGATAACGTGCATGTCAAAGCCGCCCAGGTGTTGCCATATACCTTGGCCATTCGCCTGTTTATCCCGGCTGCGGGGCCATCTGCTGCCACCATCACAGCCGAAGCGGAACGGCGATTGCTTGAGGTGATCAATCCGCGCCGCCGCATCGGGGTAGAGGTGCCGCGATCCCTCCTTGAATCGGCCTTGCATGCGCCGGGGGTAAGAAAAGTCGAGCTGACCGACTGGGCAGACATCACCCCGGCAAAACATCAGGCTGCATGGTGTAGCGGATACACCATCGAGCAGGTGATCCAATGACCCTGCTGCCGCCCAATGCCACCAAGACCGAGCGCAACCTGAGCACCGTGGCCGCCGCCGCGATGGATCGCCCTATTCCATGCCGTGATTTGTGGTCGCCAGCCAGATGCCCGTCAAACGTCCTGCCGTATCAGGCCTGGGCATTCAGCGTCGATGACTGGGATGATGACTGGTCAGACTCGCAAAAGCGCGGCGCCATGGCAGCCAGTTTCAGCATCCACGCCACCAAAGGCACCCCGGGCGCGGTGCGTCGCGCACTGGAGGCGATCGGCTATCGCGCCACACTCCAGCAATGGTTCGAGTTTGGCGGTCAGCCGTACACCTTCAAGGTGCGCGTCAACGTTCCGCCAGAGGGGATCGCGGCAGGCAACACCGCAGCCATCACGCGCCGAGTAGACGAAGCCAAAAACCTGCGCAGTCACTACACCCTCAGTCTGGTCATGAGCACAGACGTAGGGCTGGGGGTGGCGGCCGTGCCGGCCATCACCCCGCGCTACATCTGCCGCCCATATCAGGCCAGCCTGCCAACAACCAGCATTGCCGCCCCCATTGGCGGCATGCCGCGCATCGCGGCAACCTACCGAGTAAGTACCATATGACACAAACCTACTTTACCGTCCTGACTGCCATCGGGGCCGCCAAGTTGGCCAATCTGGCCGCGACCAGCCGCCCCCTGAAACTGACCCAGTTCGCAGTGGGAACCGGCGGTGGCGACAGCTACGCCCCCACGGCTGAACAACTGCGACAAGCCACCAGGCTGATCGACGAAACCTTTCGTGGCCCGATTGCGGTACTGGAACAGGATGCCAACCTGCCATCCCAATACTACATGGAAGGCTACGTCCCCATTGATGTGGGCCCGTTCATCGTGCGCGAGGCTGGTTGGTTCGATGCTGACGGCGACATGATCTTTGCCACCCGCTATCCACCGGTAGAAAAAACCATTCCGGCACAAGGGGCGCAAGTCGATCTGCCGCTCGGCACATACGTCTCGATCCATCAGGTGGATGGCGGACAAATCCAGATCTTGGTCGACCCGTCCAAAGTGTTGGCATCCAGAACCTATGTAGATCAGCGCTTTTCATGGATACCATTCACTGGCCAGGTAGCCGCTGTGCCTCGTTCATATCGCTTTATGGGCGCCGGTGAGCTGACCTTGCCAGACGGAGGTGACGTGATTGTGATCGTTGATCATTCAGTTCCAACTGATAGCGTCGACTGCATTGTTCAAGCCAAAACCGGTCACGCAATATCAACCCCTATCGGGGTGGACCAACAAACGCGCATCCGTGTAGCTGGCCGAGTGTTTATTTTCTCGTGTGTAAATGGTGATTGGAGGGTGTCATGATTGACCTAGGGGGTAATGCACGCCGAGTACAAAGAGGCGTTGTCTCTGTAGGAGTAGGGGAATCGGTATCGGTCCCTATTCCCAAAATAAACCCTGGCACATCGATACTGCATGTAAAACCGCAGGGAGCAATTTTCGTCCGGGACACATCATCCCCGTGGGCATTTCTGCACATCGGTACCGGATACATAAAGGATGATAAAACGCTGACCTTTGTCGGTGCCACATCTACGTCAACATATGGCGTCCGCACGAATGTCTATTGGGAATTGGAGGAGTGGGTATGATTCATAGTTATGCCGTGATGTCAGGCAACACAGTCGTCGGTATCTCTCAATACACCATGGCCGTTGATGACCCACGGCTGATCCAGCTCGAAGATATAGATGTGTCTATAGGGGATATCTATAACGGCAGTGAGTTTTCTCAACCTAAGCAAGAAAAAACAATAGAGAGCAATCCTTAATCACGTAGCCACACCACCCCGCCATGTGCGGGGTGTTTCGTTACTGCCTTCCATCACCCCATTGTCACCGCCCATCCAGTGTATCCACGCCGGATACACTGGCCGCCACTCGCCTGCCATCCCCTGCCCCTGCATCCTGACCCTGCTCACATCACCTGCACTACCTATGTAACAAAGCTCCGTCCGGACAACAGGAGAACCTATGGCACTGGACCAATTCCACCACGGCGTGCGCGTCGTCGAAGTCAGCGAGGGCACCCGTACCATCCGCACCGTCGCCACGGCGGTGATCGGCATGGTCTGCACCAGCGAAGACGCCGACGCCACCTATTTCCCCCTCGACAAGCCTGTGCTGATCGCCAACCTGCCGGTGGCCATCGCCAAGGCGGGCAGCGAGGGTAACCTCAAAAAGTCGCTGCAAACCATCTATGACACCGTCAACACCATCGTCATCGTCGTGCGCGTAGCCAAGGGGGTCGACGCGGCAGCCCTGACCAGCAACATCATCGGCACCATCAAGCCCGATGGCAGCTATACCGGCCTCAAAGCACTGGAACGGGCCGCCCCGGTCACCACCGTCAAGCCACGCATCCTCTGCGTGCCGGACAACTGCACCCTGCCGGTGTCCACTGCGCTGGCGGGCATGGCCAAAAAGCTGCGCGCCTTTGCCTACGTGCCGACCATCGCCGAGACCGTCGAGGCTGCGCTGGCCTACCGTGACAACTTCTCCAGCCGCGAGCTGATGGTGATCCACGGTGACTGGACTGCGTGGGACGTTGCAGCGAATGCCAGCGTCAAGCTCGATGCCTGCCTCAAGGCCGCCGCCATGCGGGCGCTGATCGACAAAGAGATTGGCTGGCACAAGACCCTGTCGAACGTCGGTGTGACCGGGGTCGATGGCATGACCAAAGCCCTGTTCTGGGATCTGCAAGACCCCGACACCGAGGTCGGCCTGCTCAACGCCAACGAAGTCACCGGCCTGATCCAGTCCAACGGGTTCCGCTACTGGGGCAACCGCACCTGTTCCGATGATCCCCTGTTCGCCTTCGAGAACTACACCCGCACCGCCCAGATCCTGGCCGACACCATGGCCGACGCGCACATGTGGGCCAACGACAAACCGATGCATCCTTCCCTGGTCAAAGACATCGTTGAAGGGGTCAACGCCAAGGGCCGCGAGTTGGTGAACGGCGGTTACTTGCTCGGGTTTGACTGCTGGTACAACGAGGAGCTCAACGACAAAGACACTCTCAAGGCGGGCAAGCTGCGCATTGATTACAACTACACCCCGGTGCCGCCGCTCGAAGACCTCGGTTTCATCCAGCGCATCACCGATTACTACCTCATCGACTTCGGCGCCCGCGTCGCGGCCGCAGCATAAGGAGCCACCATGGCACTGCCACGCAAACTCAAGCGCCTGAACGTCTTCCTCAATGGCGATAACTGGGTCGGTGAAGCGGAAGATTTCACCCCGGCCAAACTGTCACGCAAGTTTGAAGCCTATCGCGGCGGCGGCATGGGCGGTGCCGTCAACATCGACATGGGGCTCGATGACAGCGCCCTCGATGTCTCGTTCACCTTTGGCGGCTACGGCGATCAACTCCTGCGCTGCATGGGCGAACCCAAGGCCGACGGCACCAGCCTGCGCTTTGCCGGATCAACCCAGCGTGATGACACCGGCGAAGTGATGGCCGTCGAAATCGTCTGCCGTGGCCGCTTCAAAGAGCTCGATCGCGGCACCCTCAAGGCCGGTGACAACACCCAGGCCAAGGTCAGCATGGTCAACACCTACTACAAAGAGACCGTCAACGGTCAGGTGATGCATGAGATTGACCTCATCAACATGATCGAAATCGGCCCCGATGGCGTCGACCGTATGGCCGAGCACCGCAAAGCCATCGGCCTCTAATCCATTCACCCATCCAACGGGCGGCCAACAGCCGCCCTCACTACATCACCAGGAACCAACACCATGGAACAGAAAGAAATCACCCTCGACACCCCCATCCAGCGCGGCGAGACCACCCTCAACAGCCTGATCATCCGCAGCCCCAAAAAGGCCGCCCACCTGCGCGGGCTCAACACCATGGACATCGTCCAGATGAACGTGGATACCCTAATCAAACTGCTGCCCCGCATCACCGAACTGAGTGAGCCCGAAGTAGCCGACATGGCCCCGGCCGATCTGCTCAAAGCCGGGGTAGTGGTGGTCGGTTTTTTGATGGGATCGCAGCAGGAGGCTTACCTCACTGCATAGATGACCTGATGGCCGAGATCGCCATCATCGCCCACTGGCCGCCGTCCGAGATGGCGGCCATGGAAATCAGCGAGCTGATGGGCTGGCACCAACGCCTCGTTGAGACTCACAACCGCATCAACGGGGCAACAGAACAATGAATCCTCTCAAACTCCAAATCCTGCTCGGGGCGGTCGACAAGTTGACCGCCCCCCTCAAAGCAGTCAGCGGCCAGAGCCGCCTCACCGCCAAAGACTTGGTCGATACCAAAAAGAAAATTCGTGACCTCGAAACCCAATCAGGTCAAATCGAAGGTTACAAGAAGCTGGGCGCCCAGATCGGCGTGACCAAGGCACAGCTAAAGCAGGCAGAAGGCTCATTCAGCGACCTGCAACGCAAGATTGCCGACACCCCAAAGCCAACCCGCCTGATGATCAATGAATTCAACAAGGCCGAGAAAGCCCTCAACCAGCTCAAGACCAAACAGGGGGAGATGATCACCCGTCACGCTCAGATGGGTGATGCCATGCGCCAGACCGGTATCAACACCGGCAACCTCAGTGAAACCCAGCGCCGCCTCAAAACAGACCTTGCTGCCACCAACACTCAACTGGAACAACAGCGCACCAAGATGGGCCAACTGGCCGACCAGCAAAAGCGCATGAATCAGGTCAAAGCCAACTACCGCAAGACCCAAGAGCTGCGTGGCCAGCTGGCAGGGCATGGCGCCGCCGCGCTGGCCACCGGAACGGCCATGGGCATGACCACCCTCAAACCTGTCATCGAGTTTGCCAAGGCTGAAACAGCCGCCGTCGATCTCAAAGTCACCATGATGGGTAAGGGCGGTGTAGTGAACAAAGACTTCCAAGCCATCAGCGATCTGGCGACCAAGCTGGGCAACAAGTTGCCGGGCACCACCGCCGATTTCCAGAACATGATGAACACCCTGAGCAAGCAGGGGATGACTACAAAGGCCATCCTTGGCGGCTTGGGAGAAGCCACGGCCTATCTGGGCGTGCAGCTAAAACTGCCATATGACCAAGCAGCGCAATCAGCCTCCAAGCTGCAAGACGCCACCAGAACCACCGAGAAAGACATGATGGGCCTGATGGATGTAATCCAGCGGGCAAACTATCTGGGGATGGACATCGGCAACCAAGAGGCAGCCTATGCCAGCCTGTCGCCGATCCTGAACCTGATCAAGAAAGACGGGCTCGATGCTGCAAAGGCACTCAGCCCGCTGTTGGTGATGGCAGATCAGGCCAGCATGGGCGGAGAAAAGGCCGGTAACGCCTATCGCAAGGCGTTTCAGCGCAGCATGAATGCCAAAAATATGAAGAAGGCCAACGACCTGCTGAAAGCCGATGGCATCAAACTCGACTTCACCGATGGCAAGGGCAACTTCGGCGGGCTCGATAAAATGTTCGCCCAGCTCGGCAAGCTAAAGAATTTGAGCGAACAGAAGCGGCTGGCTGTGTTCAATCAGGTGTGGGGGGACGACAGCGAAACCCAGCAGGTGCTCACCCTGATGATGACCAAAGGCTTAGCGGGATATAACGAGACCATCGCCAAGATGGACGCCCAAGCCTCCTTGCAGGAACGAGTCAATGCCCAACTTGGCACACTGGGTAACCTGTGGGATGCAGCCACCGGTACATTCACCAACGCCATGGTCAACTTTGGTGAAGCCATTGCCCCAGAAGTGAAAGCCGTCATCGAGTGGATAGGTGACCTGTCAGAGCGCCTTGGTAATTGGTCCAAGAAAAATCCGGAGCTGTCCAATACCTTGATGCGCATCGCAGCAATCACCTCCGTCGTCGCCATCGCCTTCGGCGGCCTGTCACTGGCGGTAGCTGGCCTGCTCGGCCCCATGGCCATCATGAAGCTGACCTTTGGGGTATTGGGGGTAACCTTTGGCGGCATGCTCGGGGCAATCACCGCCGTATTAGTACCTATTGCCGCCTTGGTCGCGCTCGGGATCGCCATCATCCAGTTCTGGCAGCCCATCAGCGCATTTTTCAGTGGCCTATGGCAGGGCATCATGACCGGGCTTGCTCCCGTCTTTGAAGCCTTCAAGCCATTTGCACCGCTGCTCGATGGCATCAGCTCCGGCGTCAAGACGCTATCTGGCTGGTTTGGCGATCTGCTCGAACCGATCAAGTTCTCCAAAGAGACGCTGGAAGGGTTCGGCAGTGCTGGCGAAGTGGTTGGCCGCATCCTGGGAGAAGCCTTCAATCTGGCGTTGACCCCGCTCAAAGCCTTCTTGTCTTGCATCGAGTGGCTGCTTGAATCGTTGGGCATCCTCGAAACCAAGAAGATCCCGAAGTTTGAGATCCCGGTCGCTAACCCTACCGGCTATCAAACCGGTAATGGCAGCGGTGCGTTTGCACTGGCTGGGGCCAGCGGCTACGGCCCGCGCATCGCAGAAACCCCAAAGATTAAACCCAAGGCCAGTACCACCATCAATAGCCAACCGTTCTATCAGCTCACTGTAAACGCAGCACCGGGCATGGATGAGTCGCGGGTCGCATCCATTGCGCTGGATAAAATCAGAGAACAGGAACGCGCCAACAAAACGCTTGGTCGCGCCAGATTCAGCGATGGGAGCTGATATGCAAGTGTTAAATTTCACCCAAAACAGACATAGCGGGCCGTGCTGGCCCGCCTTACCCTGCCTCAGTGCTTGGGGTGGTTGCGGGGCTTATTCGCCATTATTCGCCCTAAAAAGGGTGTTTGGGTGGTTGCCGGTCGCGCGGTGTTGCGCGATACTGCGCGGGCAACGGCAAAATCCGTTGCCGGGATTGGACCCCCGCCGTCATTCCAAGCGCACAACACGCGCCCTGCGTGTTTTTTTGTGCGGCCCAGTTGTACCTGTCAGTTATGGCGGGCTGGGCGAGGCAGCCTCACGGCTGGCCGGTTTCCTTGGATGCCCGGTAGGTCCAACCTCGTTCAGTTCGCCACCAGACATCTCCTCAAAACTGGGGATATATGTTCAGAGCTTGGACCCTCTCGGTGGCGATTCACTTGCATCGCATCCGAGGATTCACACCATGAACAGCATCACCGCCTTTACCTCTGCCGATTTGATCACCCTGCACCACGGCCAGCCCATGACCACCTCCCTTAAGGTGGCCGAAGTCTTTGGCAAGCAACACAAGAACGTCTTGCGCAAGCTGGAAACGTTGGAATGCAGCCCAGAGTTTCATGAGCTCAATTTTGAGCTCATGTCCCAAGAGATTGAGATCGGCAACGGAGCAAAGCGCGAGACCAAGGTCTGGAACATGACCAAAGACGGCTTTATCTTTCTGGTCATGGGTTTCACCGGAAAACTGGCCGCCCAGTTTAAAGAGCTCTACATCCACGCCTTCAACCTGATGGCCGCCCAACTGAGCGCAGCCCTCCCCGCCCACGGCCTGACTCACACCGAACTGCGCGATCTGGCGTGGTGCTGGCGTGCGGGCGATAAAATGTGGCACTTCGCCAAAGAGGTCGAAAACCTGCTCTACGCCGCCGAACACCGTGAAGCGGCCAACTGCTACTCCATCGTGCGCGAATACCGCCGCAACCTCGACAAGGCCAAGGCCGTGCTGCTCAACCACACCTGTGACCTCCCCCTTGCCGAACAGCAAGAAGATAACTGGCGCCGCGTGCTCAAACCCTTGCACGAGCAGCCGATCACCCACCGTCCGGTAAGGAGATAACCCCATGATGATGACCCTGGGCTGGTTCGTGTTTATGCGCTCGACCGTCGCCCCCCAATCCCAACAAGACGAGAAAGCATGGCGCCACCCCGGCAATAACCGGATCGGCGCCCGCCCTGCCTATCAATTCTTGGGGCCGGATGAAGAGACCAGCACCCTGAGCGGGGTGCTGCTGCCAGAACTGACCGGTGGCCCCATCGCGCTCGACATGCTCAACCTCATGGCCGACAGCGGCCAAGCCTTCCCCTTAATCCAGGGCGATGGCGTGATGCGCGGCTCGTTCGTGATAGAGGGGATCAGCACCACCCGCAGCGAGTTTTTCCAAGATGGCAGCGCCAGAAAAATCGAGTTCAGCATCAAGCTGAAACGGGTCGATGACAACGACAGCTCCCTCGGCAACACCCTGCTCGGCCGCACCGCGGGCAACCTGCTCGGTCGCTTGGGGCTGGGCAAGCTGCTGAACACCGTGGGCGGCAAACTCGGGGGGCTGCTCTGATGGGGGCATTCGACCAGTTCGGTACCCGCTTGGCTGAAAACCTTGGCATCACCAGCCAGCTGGATGCCCTGCGCCAACAGCATCCAGCCCCCGCCTACCAGGTGCGGGTAGATGGTTCTGACATCTCGGGCACTCTGCGCCCGCGTCTGATGCACATGACCATCACCGATAACAGGGGCTTTTCTGCCGACACCATCGAGATCGCCCTCGATGACAGCGACGGCAAACTGGCCATGCCGCGCCGTGGGGCAACATTGCAAGCTAGCATCGGCTGGCAAGGCGGCGCCCTGGTCGATAAAGGCACCTTCAAAATTGACGAGGTGGAACATGGCGGCGCGCCGGATGTACTCACCATCCGGGGCAAGTCGGCCGATCTGCGCGGAGGCATGAACAAACTGCGCGAGCGCAGCTGGCACTTTGAAACCATCGGCGCCATTGTCGAGCAGCTTGCCGCCCGCTATGGCCTGACACCGAGCGTCGGCGAAGCCTTTAAGGGGATGGTGATTGACCACATCGACCAGACCAACGAGAGCGATCTGGCCTTTCTCACCCGCTTGGCGACCGAGCAAGATGCCATCGCCACCGTCAAATCTGGCCGCCTGATGTTCATCAAAGCAGGCAACGGCACCACTGCCAGCGGCAAGCCACTCCCTGCCATCACCATCACCCGCCAGGACGGCGATCAGCACCAGTTCTCGGTGGCAGACCGCGATGCATACACCGGCGTCACCGCCTACTGGCAAGACAACAAGGCCGCCGAGAAGAAGAAAATCGAGGTGAAGCGCAAGAAGAAGACCAAACCGAAGGAGGAACAACCGCTGCCACCGGGTGTGGTGGTCAACAAGCAGGAGCATGAGTTGCTGGTTGGTAGTAACGAAAACGTCAAGGAGCTGCGCCACGTTTACACCAGCCAGAGCAACGCCCAACGGGCAGCCAGGGCAGAGTGGGAAAAGCTGCAGCGCGGCGTGGCCGAGTTCCAGATCACCCTGGCCAAAGGTCGCCCCGAACTCTACCCGGAACAGCCCACCACGGTCAGGGGCTTCAAACCACAAATCGACGAGGCCAACTGGCTACTCACCCAGGTGGTACACGACCTCACCGATCAGGGATACACCAACCGCTTGCAACTCGAAGTAAAACTGGAAGAACTACCAGAATGA